CGACAAGCCTGAGCTTGACGCTGTGACAGACATACTCTTTGAAGCCTTCAAGCCACGTCAGGAATTTAATTTCAGAAGGTACGAAGAGGTGAGCGAAAAACGCCGGAAGGCAGGGGCCAAAGGCGGAGCGGCTCGTATTGCAAATCAAGCAAATCAAGCAAATCAAGCAAATCAAGCAAACCAAGTAAACCAAGCAAACCAACCTAATATAAACCAAACAAAGACAAACGAAACTAAGCCAAGAGAAAAGAAAAACACACTCCCCCCTACCCCCCAGGGGGATGGCGGGGACACCTCATCTCAGAATCAACCTTCGGACGTTCAGGATTCTCCTTCGACCTATCCGGACTACGAAGACTACACCTTTCTCAGGTTCTACAAGGTGTACCCGAATAAGGCCCGAAAGCAGAAAGCCTATGAAGCCTGGATAGCTCTACGGGACAAGGGATGGCTTCCACCTTTTGACGACCTCATTCACAGCCTCAAGGCTCAGGTAAATCACTACGGCTGGAATCTGCCTGGCCGTGAAGTCTTTTGCGAGTCCCTGGACAAATGGCTGACAGGAAGACGGTGGGAAGATGACTGCCCTGATACTCCTTATCAGAGAGAGCCAACGGTACAGGCTATGGCCTCAGCAGGGAAGCCGGACGGCTTCAACTGGGAACGCCAGATGGCGACAAATGAGCAGGTACTGGCAGAGCTCGAGGACGAGAGACAACAGAAACGAATTTCACAGGAGAAGGCAATTGAAAACACCTAAAGAAGAAGAAAGAGCCAAACTTGCGGCTCTGTCGGCTATGGCCCTCAACTACGACAAAGACCTCAATCCTCAGCTTGCGAAGCTCTGGCTCAAGATTCTTGAGCCGTACAGCGCAGACGTTGTATCTGCAGCAGTCATGTATGTCGTGCAGACGTACGCCTACAAGACTCTGCCTCCCTTTGCGGTACTGCAGGAAGCAATCCGCAAGGTCACTGGAGAGAAACCTAAACCTGAGCCTGCGAAGGCCCTTGAGACCCGTGCGGAAGCGGAATGGGGCATCGTCCTCAGGGCCATGTCTGATGTCGGCTCTTACGGCAGTCCGAAGTTCTGTCCGCAGACCGAGAGAACGGTCGAGCTCATGGGCGGATGGCCGCACCTCTGCGCAACGGTCACGCAGTCGAATATGGACTTCAAACGCCGGGACTTCATCAAGCTCTGGCAGGACGCAGAGGATATCAGCGAAGCCATGGAGCTCGGGGCCGGTGCAGAGACGAAGGCTATCGGCACGGGAGACCGCCCGGCGCAGTACTCTGTGCCGAAAGGCTTCCTGCATCGCATTGACAGTATCGAGGAGGGCAACCCATGGCAGCTTCAGTAAACGTTATCTATCTCATCGGCCGCATCGGTCAGGAGCCGGAGTCCATACAGATGGGCACGGACACGCTGGCACGCTTCTCCCTGGCTACGGACGATGGCTATCGTGGATCTGACGGACAGAGAGTCGAGCGCACAACCTGGCACTCCATTTCCTGTAGGGGGAAGACGGCTGCTTTTGTCCTCAAGTACCTGCACAAAGGCAACCTCGTGATGGCGTCAGGCCGCATGCTTTCCCGGAAGTACCAGACGAAAGACGGCCGCAATGGCCTGGCGTGGTACGTCCAGGCAGAAAGAGTGCTTGGGCTCGACAAGAAAGAAGACGCCGGGCAGGCTCTGGCTCAGAGTATGGGGCAGCCCAGGCAGCAGCCCCAACATCAGGACTATACCCCTGCAACTGGAGGCGCTTATGGCGACGACTGGAAATACTAAGCGCAGATGTCCCACCGAGCACAGCGAGCAGGTCGCTCTTGTGGAGTGGTGGAGTATGTACGCACGCTGGAAGTCGCTCCCCGCCTCCTTGCTTATGGCTATCCCGAACGGCGGCGCACGCAACGCCATCACCGGCGCTATGCTCAAGGCTGAAGGAGTCAGGGCAGGGGTACCTGACCTCTTCCTGGCTGTGCCCACAAAGTCGGCTCATGGGCTCTGGATTGAGATGAAGCGGCAGAAGGGCGGCGTCGTCTCCGATGAGCAGAAAGCAGCCATGGCCGCACTAGAGGATCAGGGCTACGTGTGCACGGTCTGCAAAGGCTGGAAGGAGGCCCGCAGGGCGATATCTGGTTATCTTGGGGAGCAGAGATGATGAAGCCTGAGCACATCGAGCAGGTGCGCCGCCTCTCCCGCATTCTGGCAGGGAAGGAGCATGGCGTCCTGCACAGAGTCCCGAGATCCTGCGGCCAGTGCGTCCACTTTGAGCCTTCGGACGGAGCCTCCAGTTGGTTCGGCCTCTGCTCTCTCAGGGCAAGACGTGAATGCCCGAAGACGGAGATCCAGTACAACCGGACCCCTTGCAAGTTTTTCGAGGCTGAGCCAGGCGCAAAGCAGTGCTGGGAGATACAGGGAGGCAATGATGTTTAGGTGGACGCCCGAGAAAGACAAAATCCTGCTTGCTTTGGCCCGCGATCCTTCCGTCCCCTGGGCAGTCATAGCGGCTCAGCTCGGCTGCAGGACGCGTGAAAGCGTGCAGCAGCGCTTCCGGGATATTACAGGTCTTAAAAACCTGCCTGAGAAAGGCGTTGCGTATAGATGGACCAGCGGTATGGACGCGCAGATACTCAGATACAGGGACGCCGGCCTGAGTTTCGCCCAGATAGGGGAGAGGCTCTGCCGCCCCCGCCACAGCGTCTACAGGCGGTATCAGGCTCTGACCGGAGCCGAGTCTGACAGAGCGGAAAGAGTCTGGACGCCGGACATAGACGGAAAGCTTATAGACTATCACCGGCGGGGGATGAGCTATCCGGCTATCGGCAGAAAGCTTGGACGGACCAAAACACAGTGCAAGAACCGGCTCGCTGCTCTCATGACTGAACGCCGCCGCCGGACTGTCACTCTCGGGGCTCTCCCATGGACGAAAGACCTGGACAACAGGCTGCTTGCCCTGAGGGCGGTGAATTTCGGTTTCTCGAGTATAGGGCGCCGGCTCGGCCGCAAGCCTGAAGAGTGCGAGGAAAGATATCTGCTTCTCAAAAAGTACAGAGTTCATCACTATTCCGCACTGCCGCCGAGGCGCAAGACTGCAGAAGCAAAGTCTGAGCCAGTCCTGGAAGAGGTCCAGCCTGAGCCGGCCGAGGCAGTGCAGGAGCCCGAGTCACTCCCCGAGCCGCCCGCAGAAGATCCGATTCCAGAGAAATTCCCTCCGTGGGCTCCAGTGGAAGACCTGATGCTCCAGGCTCTCGTCCTCCAGCATGAGCCATGGGATAAGATCGCCAAACTTTTTAAGCGTACCGAGGCGGATGCCCGGCAGAGGTTCGAGAGCCTTAAAGGAGCGCAGAATGTGGACGCCTGAACGAGACCATGAGCTGCGCCGCCTCGGCGCTAAGGCCTTTGCGGAGAGATACCGCACTCCGCTCGAGGAGGCCTCTGCCAGGTATATGGTGCTTTTCGACCCGGAGGGGCAGGCCGCTTTGCTCAGGGAGAAGAACCGGGCCATCGAAGAAGGGCAATGGACTCAGCCCAAGCCAAAGCCCAAACCAGAGCCCAAGACTGCTGACGGCCTTTCTGACCTGTGGACGCCGCTCCAGTGCGAAAGACTGCGCAAGATGTGTGCTGCAGGGCTTTCGGATGCTGTGATTGCCTGCCGGCTCGGCAGGACTATGAACGCTATCAAAAGCAAAAAACGAAGGCTGGGCCTGTGCATCAATCTGGAACATTAACCACAGATATCGAGGTTCAAAAAAATATGCTGACCATGCCTGACAATCTTCCTGAACCCAAACTCTCCCAGAACGCCGAGGTTGTCCTTGCCAAGCGCTACCGCCGCTGGGACGCTTCCGGCAAACACCAGGAGAGCACCAAAGAACTCTTCTGGCGTGTGGCTGCGGCCATCGCCGAGGTGGAAGAGAACTACGAAAAATCCCCGTATACGTCCGAGGAACTTGCCGTCAAGTTCTACGAGCTCATGACGTCACGCCGCTTCCTGCCGAACTCGCCTACGCTCATGAACGCCGGTACGGATATCGGCCAGCTCGCCGCCTGTTTCGTGCTGCCTGTCGATGACTCCATCGAGGGCATCTTTGACGCCGTGAAGTATGCGGCCATGATTCACAAGTCCGGCGGTGGCACCGGCTTCGCTTTCTCCCGTCTGCGTCCCCGCAACAGCCGTGTCGGCTCGACTGGCGGCGTGGCGTCCGGCCCTGTTTCGTTTATGCGCATATTCAACACCGCGACTGAGCAGATTAAGCAGGGCGGCAAGAGGCGCGGCGCAAACATGGGCATTCTCCGCGTCGACCATCCCGATATCCTCGACTTCATCAACGCCAAGCAGGTTGAGGGCGAGTTCACGAACTTCAATCTGTCCGTGGGGCTCACCGAAAAGTTCATGGAGGCCGTGGAGAAGCGTGAGGACTACGACCTTGTCGACCCGCACAATGGCGAGGTTGTCGGCCATCTCAATGCCGGCGAAGTTTTTGACCTGCTTGTGAAGGACGCCTGGAAGAGCGGCGATCCCGGCATCGTCTTCCTGGACCGCATCAACGAAGACAACCCGACACCCCTGCAGGGCCAGATTGAAAGCACGAACCCCTGCGGCGAGCAGCCTCTTCTCCCCTACGAGGCCTGCAATCTTGGCTCCATCAACCTGTCCCTGTTCATCAACGAGAACCGTGACTGGCTCATCAACAACCCGATTGCGGACGGGCTGGACTGGGACAGCCTTAAAGAGACCGTTTCCCTGGCCGTCCGCTTCCTCGACAATGTCATTGACGCCTCGAAGTACCCGCTGAAGCAGATAGGCGATACCGTGCGCCGCAACCGCAAGATTGGTCTTGGTGTCATGGGATTCGCCGACATGCTCTATCAGCTCGGCATACCCTACGACAGCGAAGCCGGCCTCCGCATGGCCGAAGAAGTCATGAAATTCATCGATAACGTCGGGCATGAGGCTTCCCAGCAGCTGGCCAAAGAGCGCGGCAGCTTCAAGGACTTTGCCTACTCTGCCTTCCCTCCCATGGGAATCAAAGCCCGGCGCAACGCCACGGTGACGACTATTGCCCCGACTGGCACCATCTCCATCATCGGAGGCTGTTCGTCCGGCATAGAGCCGCTCTTCGCTCTGAGCTTTACCCGCAACGTCATGGACGGGCAGAAGCTGACGGAAGTAAACCCATATTTCGAGAAGGCCGTGGCGGACGCCGGGCTTTCCACGCCTGAGCTCATGGAGGAAGTCGCGTCCCGGGGCAACGTGCAGAGCCTGCTTTCCCTGCCGGAGGATCTGCGCCGCGTGTTCGTGACGGCCATGGACATCGCTCCGCTCTGGCATGTGCGCATGCAGGCCGCTTTCCAGAAGCACACGGACAATGCCGTCTCCAAGACGGTCAATCTGCCGAACAGCGCAACTGAAGACGATATCCGGGAAGTCTACTGGCTCGCCTACAAGGAAGGCTGCAAGGGCGTGACCGTTTATCGTGACGGCTGCCGTTCGTTGCAGGTGCTTGCTACCGGCGAAGGTCAGAAGAAGCTTGACGGCGCCCAGGCGGAGCCGACTACCCCGAAGAAGAAAGAGCGCCCCGAAGTCATGTACGGCTTCACCCAGAAGGTTCCCACGGGCCTCGGCACCATGTATCTCACCGTCAACGAGATGGACGGGCAGCCTTTCGAGGTATTCGCTACCATCGGCAAAAGCGGCCATTCGACGACAGCCAAGGCCGAGGCCATCGGCAGGCTCGTGAGCCTGGCCCTGCGGTCTGGCATTGACGTCAAAGACATTGTGGAACAGCTCCGCGGCATCGGCGGGGAACATCCCGTTTTTCGGCGCAAGGGCATGCTGCTTTCTATCCCTGACGCCATCGCCTGGGTGCTCGAGAGCCACTACATGAAGGATAAGCCGGCTGCCGGTGAAACCGCTGACCTCGGCGGCAGTCCCAAATGCCCCGAATGTGGCGGCGAGCTTGTGCTCTCGGAAGGCTGTATGCACTGCCCGCAGTGCGGATATTCAAAGTGCTAGAGGAGGAAGGGATATGAAACGTGAAGAAGTACTGGAGGCCGCAAGAAAGTGTGTCTGCGGCGACAGAGAAAAAAGCTACGGAAGCCCTGAGCGGAGCTTTGAATGCATCGCCGAGCTGTGGACGGCTTACCTGAAACAACGGGGTGTGACGGCAGCCATCACGCCTTGGGACGTGGCCTGGATGATGGTTCTGCTCAAAGCAAGTCGGGCGGCCGGAAATACGTCTTACATCGACGGCTGCATCGACGCCGCTGGATATGCGGCCTGTGCAGGCGAGAGCGCCCCGCCTGTACTCACTGAGAAAGATGTCCCTGCCACATGCCACTTCGTGAACGCTGGAGGCTGTACGTCTTGCTAGGCTGGACGATTTTTACGTGCGTCCTTTTCGCCTTCGCCGGAGGATTGACTATGACTGTCTTCTGCCGGCAGGGCGAAATCCTGAAGCGGCAGAAGCTGCATACGGACGCTTTGCTCAAGTCGATGCAGATACAATCCACGTTTGCTAAGACGTTGCTCGCCAAGATTGAGGAGAACAGGAAGCAGAGACTCCAGACCGAGAGGATAGAACGCCGGAAACGCAAGGAAGCCTCGTACAATCGGCGGCGCAATCGTGGACACAGACGGAACAAGAAATCAAAGAACGGGAATTGAGGAGTTTGGTTATGACTGATGAGGAATACTTGGGCTTTGTGATGGCCCCGGAGAATCGTAGAGTGTTTGAGCTCCTCAAGCTCAAGGACGACAGGGCACGCCAGAAACACCCCGCCTTCTCCGACGGTATCTACCAGGGCGTAGGCGTCATCGGCGAGGAGTACGGGGAACTCTGTCAGGCCCTCAATAAGAATCAGGGGGAGGCGCGCGTCATGGATGAGGCGCTCGACCTCCTGTGCGTGGCATGGCGATTCTGCAGGGGGGACTGGAGGCCGGAGAAGTGCTGACAGCTTTCAAATACCCAGGTGGGAAAGTAAAAATCTCGTCATGGGTTATCTCGCATTTCCCCCGGCATAAAATATATGTCGAGCCTTTCGGCGGTGCCGCGGGCGTTCTTTTGAATAAGACGCCCTCGCCGCTGGAAGTGTACAACGACTTGAACAGCGATTTAGTTAATTTTTTCAGTGTGTTACGCGATAAGGAAAAAACCGCGGAGCTTATCCGGCGGCTGAAGCTGACGCCGTACGCCAGAGAAGAGTACTATAGCTGCTACCCTATGCCGGAAGGTGATGATATAGAGAGGGCGCGGGCTCTGATCGTCAGGGCTGGTATGGGAATCGGAATCCGAGGAGCTATTTCATCGCGCCCCATAGGGTTTGCAGCCGAAACGAAAAAAATCAAAAAATACGCAAAATCTTTTGTAAACCGCGTTGAAAAAATGCGGGAGATTGCGGAGCGGTTCCGTTCTGTGGTCATCGAGCACGTAGACGCGCTGGAGCTTATCCCGCGCTATGACACACCCGACACGCTGTGGTATCTGGATCCGCCATATAACTGCGGGTACAGCTTCCGG